TCAAACTTGTTCAATGTCATTAACACTTTTCACAAGTTCGAAAGTTACATTTTTTATATCATCAGTATTAATTTTTACATTTTCCCTATCTTTTTGTAGCTCTTTATGCGACTCTAATGTATATTTACCACCATTCTTTGTATTTATGACGATGTTACCTTTAGGCAAATGTTCTCCCATATATAAGCCATAAGAAATATGAGCAAATCTTATGATATGATCCAATTCTTTTAAAGTGACAATTTCTTTATTAAGAGTAATGTTCCTCTTAGGTGTATACACTCTATCAGCAACTCTGTATGTTCCTTCTAAATGTATACGAACTTGATTTTCATTTAAAGGTCTCTCTGAATAAACCCAATTCCTAGATTTATTAGATTTTCCGTTTATTGTATTTTGGCTGTATCTATCGTAAAGTTTTTTAACCAAAGCTTTTTCTGAATTATTTGGTACTTCTTCAACTTTTTGTAATTGTTTATCTTGTACACTTGAGGAATTTTGTGTTGACGCGTCTGCTTTTGGATATATTCCAAATGTTCCCCCATAGATGATACCTAGCGATAGAATAGATTTTAATACGATTGAATTTTTCGAGTCATTTTTTTTGAACATATTTAATTACCTCCTTGAAGTAAAACTTTATTTTCTTCAATTATAAAAATAATAGACGTGCTCATGAATTAAATTCATCTTAACTCTTGATTAACTTTAATTTGCTACCACTCTGAATTTAATAACTATAAATCGTCTACACATAATTGGACTAAATCTAAGAGAATAAAATTTGTTAATTTAAAATAGCAAGCAATTCAAAGTTATATGTGTAATAGATAAAATAGATATCCCTATAGTGATGCGTTACTAGCTAAACATAATAACACTTTAGAAGATAATGAAGTTAAGGAGTTATTGGATTGTTTCGACTATCTAATTCAGCATAAAAATATCCAACGACAAAACGTAATTATAAAATGGTAAAAGCTATGGTACAGTTTCAAATTGCTAATGACATGCGTATCGGTGAGCTACTTGCAATAAAGAGAGTAAATATAAACTATGAAGATAAAACGCTAGATATCGACGGTAAAGTTAATTGGATAACTGAAAAATGACGGGAGCATCCGGAGTAAAAGAGACAACTAGAACAAGTAACAGCTATAGGGCTATAGGCCTCACTATCCATAGCATCGACTTACTAAGAACACTTATGCTTGGAATGATAAGTTTATTGATAGAGAGTACATATTCACAAATACGGCTGGTAGCCCTATCGACTCGAACAAAATTAGCCACATTATTAAAGGGGGGCTATCAAAGAGACAACTGAGATTAGTTCTATTAAGAAACCTGCAACGACGCATACATTACATCATTCTCATATATCTACACTTGCTCAATTAGGAATTAACTTAAAAGCAATGCAAGAGCATGTAGGTCATTCAGATTATAAAAACTCTAGAGATATACACACATGTTACTAATCAGATGGCGAAAGATATGATGAATAAATTTGAACGATTGGGGAGTTAAAATTGGAAAAAGATGATACACTAGCAGAAATTAAGCCTATGCTCAATTTTGATGAGCAAATAGCGAAATTAAAACAGATGAATATATTTTTTAATATTATTGACACCGAAAAAGCAAATGAAATTCTTAGAAAAAATAATTACTTCTTCAAACTAGCTTATTTCCGAAAAAATTTCGAAAAAAAGAATGGCGGCTATTTCATAGAATTTGCTTATTTATCAGATTTAGCAACTATAGATATGAAATTAAGATACACAATGTTGCATTTAACTTTAGATATTGAACATAGTTTAAAGTATCTAGTCTTAAAACTAATAACAGAAAATAACCAAGAAGATGGTTATAAAATAATAGATGAGTTCTTATGTATTGATAAATCATATAGCAATTCAAATTTTGACACAAATTCAAGAACACCAGAAGAAGTTATGGAAACCAAAATCAAAAATAAAAACGAAATATTCAAGCATATGAATAAACGAGGACAACTACCCGAGAAGTTGAATAAATACTATCAAAATCCACCCGCATGGGTTTGCATTGAATTCATGCAACTAGGTCAATTCGTTTCGTTTCTCAACTTCTATTACAAGAAGTACAATGACGAAGAATTGAGAGTTGCTAATATTTTAATGCCTTTAGTTAAAAATATAAGAAACAAATCAGCTCATAACCAACCCATCATAGCAAATCTAAATTATGACAGTAGATTACCTCAATATTTATTTGAAAAAGGGAATAATATAGGCATATCTAGAAACATGTTCGGAATAAAAAATTTCATAGATACTTTCGCTACGCTAGAATTACATAATCAAGTTTGTAGTAATGCAATTATCCAAGCAAGATATCACGATTTGGACCAACTTCAAAAGCGATATAAAAGAAACGAAAGCTATTATAATAATGCATTAGCTATCAAAAGATTTTTTATAGCTTTAGATAAAATTATTGACTTCAACAGACCAAAAGTATAAACTATCTAGTGAGGAAAGAGACTTATAGGTCTCGCGAGTTATTTTAATTCGTATGCAAGAAAAAGAAGAGCTATGCATTTTATTTAAAATGCGTAGTTCTTTTTTTATGCATCTAAATTCATATTATTTTTGCAATATAAACATATCTTTGTGCAAATTCCGAACACAAAACATTCACATCATCCTTTTTTGCCCTTTTTCTATACCCCAAAACACAAAAAGCCCCGTAAGCCTATGCCTACGGGGTTTGACAATAAATTATATATTATTGTTCTTCTTTTATATATAGCTATTTTATGAATAATCATTAGTGTTCAAAAAGCTGTTAAATCAATGTTTTATACTCATATTGTTCATTTTGAAAGTCTATGAACATTCACACTATTTCGTAACTTTGCGAACTTTTTGCGAACATACTACCCTTGCCCCTAGTTTCACAATTACGCCTTTTTTTCGCCTTTATAATAACCACACCCCTAAATTAATAGGTAGTATGGTTTGATTTTTTATAATATGACTAAAAAAACGACGGTTAGATTGGTCGTTTAATTTACTTCGCCTTCAATATGTACTTTCGATATATTGTCGGTTCTAATTTCAAAGCTATCGATTAAATTGCTTTGAATTTTTTCTCCGTTTATTAAAGTTATGCAATCATGCTTTTCTATAAAATTTCTCACTTCATTTTTCAAATTTTCTTCCTGTTCAATATCAAGACCACTTTCTTGAATAATTATATCACTCTTATGCAAAAAATATTTATTCGCTACTGAATTCGACCTAACATGAATCTGGTATTTCATCTCAATCACCCTTTTGTATAAAATTAAGTTTTAAGTAAAAAATTACTCATTTTAATTATACTAAATTCACAATCGATTTCAATATTGGTTGCTAGAAAGCTTCTTAATGTTATACATAAACAAAGAAAGATTAACGTAATTAGTTGATGTATGGATTAAAAATTTAACAAAATCAACATTTCGACTAAATATATCATTCTAAATCTTGTTTCCATGAAAGATTTTGTCTGTTTTTACATAAAAAAATAGGCAAGTACCGAAGTACCTGCCTAAACAACAACAAGATTAACATGTGAATAATGGAAATAAAAAGTCAGCCCGAAGGCTAACTTACGAATAGATGAAAATTTGAACACATTGCTGTGTCTAAAACGATTATAGCATAAATGACGAATATTTCTAGCTCAAAATTATTATATTTTAATGATAAAATTTTATGTATTTGTTAATAATTATTTAATTGATTTACATAAATAATAATTGTAAAATTACTTTGTAATCGATTGCAAATAAGTTATAGGAGAAAATAAAATGAATAAAAAACTATTAACAAAAACATTGATAGCAAGTGCTTTAGTTTTAACAACAGTAGGTTCAGGTTTTCATTCTTCTTCAAATTATAATGGTATTAATAACGTTGCAAAAGCTGAGCAAACGACAGATAACGAATTGTGGAAAAATGTAAGAGACGCTTTAAAAGACGCGAATATTATCGATAAAACAGATCAAGAAACAGTTGAAGTGAAGTACAAACTCAAAAATGGTGGTGAGCGTAGCATTACTGGCACTGCCAATTTGGACGAGCTTAGTACTTCTAATAATAGTACTGTTAACACTGATAGTGTTAACACTGTCGATATTACAAGAGTTAATCCAAACGGAAATAAATTAGATGCTAATGAAGCTTGGAAAAAATTAACAGATAAATTAAAAGAAAAGAATATCGTTAAAGACGGCGATACAGTAACTATTCATAGTAAAGACAAAAAAGACCCTAAAATCTCAGCTAAAGTCGGTGAAGACTATAATGGCAACAAGGGGTTTATGCTAAATCAGAGAGATATAACAAAAATAACTATAACTAAATAATATTAGAAAAGGCAGGTACTCTATAAGTGCCTGCCTTAATTACTAACTCTTCATATTTACTTTTTTAAAATATAATTTCACTTTTTCTTTGTCGTAAGATAAACTTCAATCTTCACATCTTTAGAATCAACCAATTTATTATCATTGTACATCATTAAATATTTAGATTGGTCAAATTTATCTCCTGGTGCAGGCATCATGTCATACCAAAAGCTATTCTCACTTTCTATAAATTTAATATATCCCGTTTCATAAGGCGAGTTGTTAAATTCATAGAGTTTTTTATTTTTCACCAAATAGTGACGAGTTAGGTAATCTAATTCTTGAGCAGTCACTTTTTTCTTATTAGTTTGTACGTCAAAAGATAATAAATTTTTACCATCTTCAAATACCCGAACAGTAATACTTCTATATTTATCTAATTGGTTTCCATTATGCTCAGTTACACCACCATACATACAAGTTTTTCGTTTGTCAGTTTGATGTGAATTAATATCATTCGTTTTTTTAGAAAAATAACATTGATAGTAATAATTAGCTCCAAACACATCTACGTATTTATCTTTGTATTTATCAGCTAAATCTTTGTTTTTAAATTCGACTCGAACATTATCATAATTCCCTAACTTAGTGTCCTTAATAGAATATATTAAGTCAAAGTATAGAAATTGATCTATAGATTTAACGTTTATTGCTGATACATGATTATCATCATACAAAACTTTCATATTTTCCATCAAACCAGTGAATTTACTCGCTTTGTGCAACTCATCTGGTTTAGGATCTGGTTGACTCTCTGCTAAAACGTTGGGTGTAGAAATAACTAATATCAGTACGAATATCAAAATTACATGTGAAATAAATAATCTCTTATACATTTTTTATCTCCTTTATCCAACATTCCCAAAAAGTATCTAGATACACTTTAAATATATGTTATAATCTTAAATATTCAATTAAAAAAACATTAAAAGAAACTTAATTATATTTAATAATCTCACGTTATTTATATTAATTAAGTTATTCTTTTAAAATTAAATAACTATACATCACCTAAACTTATATACAAAAACATCTCTAACAACATAGTGTTTTTTCATAATTATTTTTCTACCTAGTTCTAATTTTATGACTGTATAATGTTATGAACACTATATAGCACAATTAAACGTTGCTTCAATCTCCTCAATCCTCTAACGGAATATCATCCACAATCACAGGATGACTAGGGTTAGCATTAGATACCTCTTTTACAGTTTTGTCTAACTTCTCATCATCTCCGTCCCATTCACCAATATTAATGAATATAGGGACATTCCCGTTAATATCATGCTTATCTGTAAATAACTTATGGTATTTACCCAACATATCACGAGCTTTTAGACGATCACTTGGCTTAATTGGCACCTCTACCAGTTCAACATGTTCGTTATAGACTAACTGTACTTTGCCACTTTGTGGATTCTCTTTATATTCTCCACGTTTGACCACAACTTCTTTCGTTTCTGTTTCATCACCGACTGCCGCATTCGTAAGCACATGTAGTAACTCTTTTGCGGTTAATACATTCTCATCTATAACCTTATCTTTTTGTTCTTGTATATATTGCTTGATGTGTGGCTTCTTCAATAACCTACACCCTGTCACATGTGCGCTATTTGCGCTATAGCCTGCTTTTATGGCACTTTGTGTTACATTAAGTGTTCTTATATACTCATTCACAAAACGCGCTTGTTTTGCCGTTAACTCACTCATTCTATCACCTCCACAATTTTATCTAATAAGGTTTCATACCATAATCTTACAGATTGTTCTGAACACTCTAAGACATTGCTAATATCTTTAAAACTACGTCCTTGTATTAAAGAATCGAAAATATAAAACTCTTTGTCATTAGCTACTTGGTCAACAATCATTTCTAAGTGATTCTTTACAATATGATCATCAATGTTATCGTCTGCCATCCATTCATTAGAATTTTCATCACCTATTGAAAAGAATTCATCGGTATTTATTTCATCATCTATCAACACATCACTTCTAGTTCGCTTATGATAATCACAAACGAAGTCTTTTATTTGCTTTTTATCCATTGTTACACCATTTTTACATATGAAGATTGGTGATATGCATTTACTCGTGCAATCTTACTGTTTTCAATTGCTGTATTACTTTGTTTTTGACGTTCTGAACGTTGTTTAATACTTGCTTGATACAAATCAACTTGTAAGCGTTCAATGACGTTGTAGGGCTTATATCGTCCATTTGAACGCATATATTTTACAACTTGCTTCTGCTCTTTTTCTGTATAATGATTTAGTACCTTTTTCAACAACGCCATATTATTTATAGATCTATTTTTATAGTTTTGTAACCCTGCTTTTGTTTCAATAATTTTGATAACTAATTTTTCAATCGGATATGAGACAGACACGACCCCCATTATTTCATCACATGTTGTGGTCGACGCACTCATATGGTACATACTTTCAATTTGGAATTCACACATCTTAATTTTTTTATTAATAAATGCTGGGTTAAATTGCGTTAATAGTTGATACTCAGATAGTTTATTGTCGCCATTACGATAATATAAACAATTCTTCGTTTTAAGCAGTTTCATACGTTCACTCCTATAAAGAGAGCCTACCCAAATTGGATAGGCTATTTTTGATTTAAGCGTTACGGAACACTTCGTTATACTTACTTTGAATGTTAATAATTTCTATATCGCCATCACTATCTTTGATGACTGGTTGCCCGTTATTTTGTAACCCAAACTGTCTTAAAACATTATAGTTATACTCTAATTTTTGATATTCTTCATTATTTCGATATGGATAAATTACCTTTTCTACCAATACATCAAAGTAAGGTTTTAACCTTACATTTTCATCTTCAGTAAGACGACTTTCTATCGCTTTTTTATAGATATTAAGTTCATATACATTAGTGGTTTTAGGATTGGCATTATAAACAAGATTAAATAGTTCTTCTGCATCAATTAAATTTACTTTCGCCTCTATGTCTTGACGTTTCAACATTTCAACTTGTGGATTCTCATATGAAGATTCTTTCTCTTTTTGTTGGATTTCTACTATTTTTTCTTCATGTTCATCTAATAATATTTGTCCTAATTCTTTGAATTTAGATTGTAGGCTCAAAGCCTTATTATCCATTTTATTTTTAATAACATCCGTTTTATAGCCTTGTCTAATTAATGATTTCGTTTCTGTTATTAGATCTTCAAAATCTCCTAACAAATTTCTATAACGTCTATCATTAAAATATACATCCCACGTATCACCCGTGATTGTTGTAGTTGTCATTTATAAGTACCTCTTTCTTTAGTTTTTGTTTTACACTTCGATTCGTTTCAAAGCTTCGTAGCGTTTCATACTGCCATCAGCTAATTTCTTAATACTTCTCATCGCTTGTTACTTTTCTTGTTCTGTCGTAATGATGTAATAACCACGTTCACTAGGTTTATAACTGCATCCGATAGGATAGCCATAATCATATACTAATGAATTGATTACTCTTCGTAACCATCGTTCATTGCTTGAATTATATTCATATCCCAATTGATTTAAGATTTTAGTTTTAGTAATATACTTATTGGACGTATTTTTTATCACATTGAAAACTTGCAGGTGTTCGGTGGGTAAATGATACGTCTCTTTTTCTGCGATACTTTGCATTTCTACACCTCTTTCTTTTAATTATTTCATACCTAAATTATACCATTTTTACAGGTCTAAAACAAACTTACGTTCGCTTTATAGCGCGTTTTATCAATTGTTTAGCTTATCATATATAACACTTATAAAATCATGTTATAAACTTAACGTTAGGCTTTTCACATTAACCTAATATAGAACTTAAGTTCGGTAAAATAACACGAACAAACAGCGAACAAACTTAACTTTTAGGCCTATGCCAAAAACACAAACTTTAGCTTGTATTAGCGTTAACAAAGTTCGCACACCTTGCACAAATCTTGCCATTTTTTCAATTCTCAAAGACTGTATACCTTCCGATTTTAAAAGCTAACACCTTTATATAACCTTATTATTTTCAAAGCCATAAAACAGCTCAATATCAACATTTCACACTTTTTTGAATTTCGCCTACCTATCTATTAACTCACTATTGTTGCAACCTTTACATTTTAAAACTTCTATACCTTATACTTTTATATTAGGAGCCACACACCACGTGAGACTCCATATTTAATTACTTATTCAAACTGTAATAAGATGACTTCAACTCAGTTAACTTATGCTCTAAAGCCTTGTAATCCTCTTGCGTCGCATTCTCATCTTGTATAAACTCAGTTACCAACTTCAATCCCTCAACTAACTCTGGTTCTGGTTCATTGATTCCCGTAGCTAACTGATACAACATTTCAATATTCGCTATCACATCAGTATTACTTGATTGAATGCCCTCAAGTGTATCTGTATCAAATCCATTTTCTAGGTACTCAAACACATCACTATTATTTGATTCTGCATATGTTTGTAATCCATACATAAAATACTCATCTTCAAACAAATGACTAGCCATCATATCACTAATAGAAAGATGTTTACCGTCATGTAATTCATAACCTACATAATGCCCCTCTATGCTTCTTATAAGCCCCTCAGTGTGCTTAGGTGACGCTAATTCAAATGATTGACTTACTTTACAATCTTTAATATATACATGACCGAATAGCTTGCTGTTCATCATCACGTATACCATATCAAATGGATCATTGTATAACTTAAAGCAACACGGTTGCACTTTACTATGTTCTAATAATCCTGTGTAGTACCTTAGTAACGTGCCTGCTCGTGTTTCAAATTGGTTTACGATAATTTCTATATTCATTTTATTCATCTCCTATTTGGTCCATGTCACCTGTATAGAGGTTCAATTTTTTAATATCAAATTTTGGCCCATCCTCATAATTTGAAACAGTATCACTGTCATGTAAATCAATGTTTAATGCTTTTACTACCGTAGCAAGTTCTATTGGGAAATACTTTATTTCGTCTCCCTTTCGATATTCAATAAAGTAAGTATCTTTAACTGCTACAGTTTGAATAGAAGTGTTTCTACCAAATCTATTGAAAATATTATGTTTTTCATTCACTTTAAACATGCTCCTTTTCTTTCTTACTAATAGTAAACGTGACAGGCAACCAATGATCTGTTTTAATATTTTTCGACCTTACAATAGGCAAATCCAAACCTTTACCATCAACCATATAAACAATTGGCTCACAAATATCCATCTCAATACGTCCGTCTTTTTTAAGTTCAGCGATAACATCAAACGCTTCTTGATTCCACCCAATCCAAAACACAACATTGGGATGTTGACCACTTGTATATGCGCCGTCACCTTTATAATCAAAGTTATTTTCTTCAAATACATGTTCTATTTCTACAAATGATGTACCAGCATGCGCTTTTATATATTCTAAAATTTCTGACTTTAATTGATTTTTATTCATTTTCTTCCTCCTAATTTTTGATAGGTGTCCTAAAGTCCTATTCTCAAAATTTTGTAGGACATTATTACCACATATACTCAAACCTACTCTTACGATACACTAAGACTATTTGTCCTGATGTCCCACTGTCATTGTCTTACACTTATACAAATTTATTCTCTATATATAATTTTTTAGATTAAAACTATTAGGACAAAAGGACACCTAGAGCACAACACTTACTACTGTAATAATTCGAGCATGTCCCAACATTGTCCCATTTCTGTCCTATCGTCCTATTATTGTTGTGTTTCATTCTTTAAGTCTTGATAATAAGAAGACAAATCTATTTGAAAACCATATTGTCGACCGATACTTTTACCGAATCTAAATCGTCTTTTGGTTGTTCCACAATATCGTGTATTTCTTAATGCTTTATCAATTTTTCTTAAATGGTGTTGTTGTGGTTGGTCATCTCGTTTCATCATCACTTTCCAAATTTCCATACTACATACCTTGTCACGCCATACATAAGCACCTGGTTTTGTATTCGGTAATTCAATCAATTTACCATCACCATATAATTTAATATAGTCTTGGTCTATAACATCATGCGCAGACACTCTTTTTTCTTCTAACGTTCTATACCAATAGTCTGACGGAATAGGACGTTCAAGAAATTCTTCTATTTCTCCAACTAAAGCATCTTTTTCAGAATGAGCTTCTTGGACTTTTAAAGCCATTTCACTCGCTTCTTTATCTAGCAACAATGCTTTATCCGTCGGATTCTCATCAAAATATACTTTAGCTTCGGCAAACATTTGTTGCACAACATCTGGTGTTAGATCGTCAAACGGGCTTTTAGTTGCTTTATTTTTATCTGTCGTAATAGGGAAAAAACGACGATTGCCTGTTTGGTCTTTTAAAAACTCATAGTTATTGGTTGTCCCTACAAACACACACTGTCTAGGATGACGCTCTGTTCGTTTACCATACGAAGCTCTATAAATATCTACAATAGCACTTATAAACCCCTTAATATCTTCAATAGTAGACTTTTGAAATGCCGACAGTTCTTCAATTTCACATATCCAAGAACCCTGCAATTTCTTATAGACCTCATCACCTTTAAACGTTTTAATACTTTGGTTATACCAATGACCTCCCAATTTACTCACTGCCGTAGATTTTCCAACACCTTGACCACCATATAAAATAATCATGGAATCATATTTAATACCTGGCTGATAGATTCTAGCAACTGCACCCATCATCCATTTTTTTGTAACTTCTCTATTGTAGTGGTTATCTTCAGCACCTAAATAATCAATGAAGAGCGTTTCAATTCTTTTGATTCCGTCCCATGATTTAGATTCAATCATCGATTTAATAGGGTGGAATCTATTTTGATAAGCTTCCTTTTCAATTACAGTATCAATAAGATCACGGCTAAACTGCACATTATACAATTTATCAATATGTGAAATCACATGTGTGGTATCTATATCAGCCCAATAATAATTCGTATCTCCTTTTGACCTCCAATACGGTAGACGTTTCAGTTTGGTTACTTTTTCAAAAGCGTCATATTGTACTAGCCCTTTTAAACTCTCATCATTACACAATATGATTTCAGCATTTGTAGTCGTTTTTTTCAATGCTTGTGTAGTAGCAGAACGCCTTAATTGACTTTTCCAATCATTAGCATTTAAAACACCGGTTCTGCTATCAATCATTTCAAATACTTCTTCGTTTGTAACATCTTCCAAACAAAAACCTCCATTTCTAACTGTTTTTACTATCTTTTTTCAAAATACTTTTAAAAGTATTATTTACTTCACTTTGATTAATAGGTGGTTTGCATACACTCGCCCACGCACTCACTAACCCATAAACTAAGTTTGGATCTACATACCTACGCAAAAGATAACCTGTAATTGAAGCCAATGTTGAATTGCGCTCTCCCTCACTTACACCAAAAGCTATATCTCGCCAATACGCACTATCACGTCGTGTGTACCCTTTGACATTAGGACTAGCATTTGATTGTTCATACTCCTTTAACCACTGTTCGAGCGTATCAACATCCATAATTGGACAGTCATTCACACGCTTAATAAATATGTGTCCTTTTTGAATAACTGGTAATGCAAAACATCTACTTGGCTGATATGAACCTTCATCCACTTTATGGCCAATTTTATTTGCTAATACCTTTGAATATTTACGATAATCATCTGCACTTATTCGCTCATTTAGAGGGATATACAGGCGTATTCTAGCTTGTTCAGTTCTGTGCGAGTAACTTGTGTGCCAAAACCATGCAACATTGCTTAAAGCTGAGCTGATTGCTTCATGTAATTGCTTTAAATCATTTATTTCATCATAATCAAGTACAATCACACCTCTGTATATGACATTATTATCATTGCGATGCTTTTTTATTGTTTCACCATGATCATTTGCACCGTCTTTAATATCACCATACACAGCAACACCACGTGCATACTTATAATTCGCTTCTATAGGTACAGACAATTTATTAACCAACTTACTCCATTTAGGCATTGAAAAGCTCTTAAATGAACGTGAGTCTAAACTTTCATAATGCACCACTGAAACTTGTGTATCGTATTCTAATTTAATTTCATTCATTTTTTGCACCTCTAGTGATTCACAGAGTAAAAAATGTTATAATAAAAATAGTTATTTTTTATTAATTACTCTGTAATTTTTAATTTCTGCGCGTCATCTGATTCGGTCGCCAAACTTACATCAGATGATGCTTTTTCTATTTCATGAAATTTTTGTATAAGTTCACCGAATTCTTTTAAGTACACATGTAATAACTCAACTGTATGTTCATTTTGTATACGATGTTCTAAATAGCTAGCAGAAAAATTAATATGTTCCTGTTTTGTTTCTAATTCATTTTTGACAAATTTATCTTCAACAAACCAACCATGTTTGATAGCTACATCATCGATTTTTTCTTTTACCACTTCAATATCACACATTAAATCTTTAATTTCCCAATTCATTTATAATTCCTCCACTTCAATATTTCCCACAATGTAATCTAATGCCCACTCTAACATTCCAATCACGTGTCCTTTGCGATCTGTTGTATGTTTATGTTCACCTTTTTCGTCTATGACACTATAACGGTAAACGTGGTGTGTTTCTTTCATGACATCACTTAGCGTCATTGTTACTTCATCAAGAATTAAAAATGCTTCATCTTCAAAATCTAATTCAGCAAGAATATTGAACAATCCATTATGAACTAACTTTAAAGCATATTCATAAAATGCTTTATCCTGATAATGATAGTCCTTATCGGATTGAAACTTATCTTCCTCGTATAATACTACTTCTAATATTTTAACCACTTTTGATAATTGATATTTTTGTTTGATTTTCATCTTAACTACCTACCTTTTTCTTATTTTTAATTTCTGTAATTTTTGATAAATCCATTTCTAAACACGCAACTTGAACATCTTTACTAACATCAGGAAAGTAATGTTCAAATACTTTTGGCGATATATTTAACATTAAATTATGTTGAGTATCTTTAATGTTGTACCAGCCAACTACTGTTTTTGTAATAACCACTTGTTTTCGCACGTTGTAATCTCTCCTGTTAAATTACATCCTAAAGTTATTAGCCAAGCATAAACGCTAAAAGCAACATACATATTCGATATTGCTAGTAATAAAATTGTTAACAATGAAACTAAGCAAATATAAGTTAAGTACATTTTCATTGCCTTGCCTCCTACATCCATTTTTTATGACGCGCCTTCATGTACTCCTCGAATCGCGGAATACTGATAACAATCATTGTTGATGATAACGAGTAATATAAATCATCAACACCTTTAGAATCTTTTTCCCATTCTTTTAAAATGCGATTCACCGAACTGTATGAAATTCCAAAAATACCAGCTAGTGCATTAGGTTTCGCAAACAACGGATTTATTACAACTTGTTCCGGTTCTGTAACTGTATTTTCTTTTGATGGAAAATCTTGTAACTTTGTTCTAGGCATTTATTTAACCTCCTTTTTTTCATTAATTCCAAAAAATTCATTTAGTGTTATGTTAAAATGCTCACATAACTTCATCACAGCTTTTGTATCCGGTTTCTCAGTACGTTCGTGATAAAAACTGTGTATAGATGCTCTAGATATACCAGTAACCATACTTAATCTCGACGCAGAAATGCAATCCCTTCCCATAAACAGACTTAAATTATTATGCATGCAACCGCATAATCACATAGCAAAACATAGTGAAAGGTTTAAAAAAATATCTCATCAATAGTAATTGATGGAAATAATTCTTTTTGCAACAAATCTCTAAACTTCAACATCTCCTCTTTGTTAAAATTCACATAACCATTCTCTTTCATCCTATATGCTTGAGTAGATATCCCAAATTCTTGTGCCATTAATTTTTGAGATTTCCCAAGCATTTTTCTATATCCAGCTATTTTATTCATTCTAGCACCTCCTAAACATAGTAAAACATAGCGTTATGCAAAAGTCAATATAAAACATAGTAAAACATAACAAATTGTTTTATAATAACTACAAGAGGTGATTCACTTGGATAAGATTGCAGTAGGCAAAAAAATCAGAAGTATTAGAAAAGAGTTAGGTCAATCAATGGCAAAATTCGGAGAAACTATCGATAAACAAAAACCTGTAAAATCTGGAGTAGTATCAAATTGGGAAAACGGAAAACAACTACCGAATAACGAAAGAAGCAAAAAAATCGCAGAACTAGGTAATATGACAATAAATGAACTTTTTTACGACTCTCCAGAAGAATATCTCATTGACGAATTAGGAGGTTCTTTTTTCAATAAGTTAGATAATAATGTTGATATTGATGGAATATATTTTATATTATCCGTTTTAGTAGAAAAATATGCCAAATCTCTAAACAAGGAATATTATCAAAATTACAATTTAATAAACGAATTAGATTTAGAAGACTTATTAAAATTTGTAAAGTTAAATATTAATAATTATATCCCCTTTACGTTAGAAGTGTTGAATAATATTGTTAACTATATAAAAATGCAAAACTCAGAAATCATTAAAAAGAGGTTGCCAAGTGAACTTGCAGAAATAATAATAGAGAGCAAAGAAAATAATTTGAACATTAACGCCTCTACACTATTGAACTATGGTTTTATATTAAGTAGCATAGATCCCTACGATTATCATGAACATTCTGATTCTTCAAACCTTATAGAGAATTTAAAAGAATTTAATTATCGATACTTAACTCTTTTAGAACACATAAATAATAATGATTATGATCCTAATATTTTACTAGCCGACTCTTTCGTAATAGAAAGAATTATAAATGAGATATTAAGTTTATCAGAAGATGTAAAAACCAAAGACAAGATAAATTTATTTATACCTTATAATGACTTTTTAAGAACTGTAAATGATGAGCAACTCCCTGCGCTACGTTTAAATATGAACAAAGAATTATTCAAAAAATCTAAGGAATAACATTTTTTAACAGGAGGCCTGACAAATGTGGGTTCGTGAAATCACTAAAAACAAAAGTACGGCCTATCGCTATTTAGAGCGCTATACAGACCCTTTAACTGGCAAGTATAAGACAGTATCAGTTACACGTAACAAGAATAATGTACGTAGCCAAAAAGACGCTCAATTAGAACTAAATAGAATCATTGAGCAACGTTTGAAACATAATAGCACGAAACAACTTGAAAAATTAACGTTTCACGATGCGTGTAATGAATGGTTAGAACATTACAAGACACATTCAGGCTCAAAACCAACCACTATTAAAGAAAAGAAAAGTAATACTAATACAGTTAAAAATGCTATTGATAGCAAAGTACTCATCAGCAAGATTACGCACACCTACTTACAAAACATCATTAATGAATGGGCTAAATCACATAGTATTGGCCATGTTCAATCTCTTGTTATTGTTATTCGTTCCGTTTTCAAATATGCGTTTAAATATTATGATCTGCACGATATTAGTGTGTTAGATAAAATAGATATACCTAAGAAAGCCAAAACCAGAAACGAACTTCAAGCTAAACGTAATAACTATTTAGAAGATAGCGAAGTAAAGGAGTTACTTCAATGCTTCGACTATCTAATTAAACATAAGCGTCATGCTACGCGTAAACGAAACTATGAAATGGTTAAAGCATTAGTAGAGTTCCAAATTAACAATGGAATGCGCATTGGCGAACTCCTAGCAATCAAGACAGACAATGTAGACGTGGAGAATAAAACACTAGAGATTGATGGCACAATTAACTGGGTTACCGATGTAGAAACTGGAGCATTTGGAGTGAAAGAAACGACTAAGACGAGTAAGAGTTATCGAACAATAGGCCTCACAACTCAAAGTATTAATTTACTTAAAAAGCTCATGCTAGAAAATAAAAAAGAAAATCAGTGGAATGCTAAATTCATAGATAGAGGTTATATATTCACCAACACTGCTGGTAGCCCTATTGACTTAAATAAGGTGAATAATATTATTAAAGAAGCAACAGATATAAGTTCAATTAACAAACGTGTGACAACGCACACATTACGTCATACACATATATCTACACTTGCGCAATTAGGAATAAACCTAAAAGCGATACAAGATAGAGTTGGCCACAGTGATTATAAAACAACTTTAGAGATATACACGCATGTTACTGATCAGATGGCTAAAGATATGATGAACAAACTTGAGGAGGCGAATAAAATATGAACGAAAAGTTACACTCAGTTATTGTTTTCATTGAAAATTTTTTAATAGATTTTCTAAATATATTCGGAATTAACCAAGAAGACTATTATCTATGCAAGTCGCAATTAATTTTATATATCCAAAAGTTATATCATTTATTATTAGACATATGCATAACTTTTATTTGTATTTCTCTTATTGTGTCGATAGTTGGGTACATAATAGATAAAAACAAAAACTATGACGCTAAAAAAATCCACAACAAGATTAGACTCGTCTATCCTAGCAATAGCAAAAGTGGTGGGGAAATAGTTTGTAAATATTGGGTCTGGCAACGCAAGAAAAAGAAACTTATAGAATCACTCATTACCCATCTAACAATACACGGGAACAAAAATTCGAGACATGCACGAATTAATACCAGTTCAAAGCCGATACCGTTCCCATTTTTAAGAGAAGTATACGGCTTATCAAAATCATCATAA